CGCATACAGCAGTTCATTTGGTGGCATCATAACCTGTGATGGAACAGATGACATGATATCATTGGACGCAAACTTCACACAGCCAAGGGCAGGAGGAACCTGCATGGTATGGTTGAGGACACACGTAGACGAGAGCAGGCCATTCACTAGTTTCACCGCTGGAGCGTTCCAGGGTTTCGTAAACTTCGGTGGCACGGACGGAGTGGACAGGGCAGAGACGATAACCAACTGCAACAACTGGTTCGCAGTTAATGGAGCAAACACGTTCGGCTCATACACAAATGTGTGGACCTGTGTAATAGGCAGGACCGCCAGCAACCTCGTGACATGGTTCGAGCGTGGCATCAACCAAGACACAGGCAGTTATGGCACAATAGATTGTTCAAGTGGTGCGGCCAGTCAGATGGAGAACGATTTCAACTTCAGGCACTTTGGCGAGAACACCACGTATGACAGCCACTGGGATGGCGACTTTGGCGTGATAGCACTTTGGGACACCAACCTCACAGACCACCAGTGCCTACAGGCATTCGGGGTATACAGGCATCGTTATGGAGTTTGAGAGATTCTGGAAGAAGAAACTGAGATTCTGGCTGACGGGTTTCGAGTGCAAGATCTGTATGCTGTACAGGATCTATCTCTTGTATGGTGTTATTGCGATCCTTATACTATTAAATCTAATATAGTCTGCAATTTTCCCTTAATACTCTTGTTGTTCAAAGTATTCTTAAGACCCATGTGTAGATTCTTGGGCCAGCATTCAAATGCGGTCCAGCAATAACCAGAATGTTCATTGTTAAGTTTCGGTATAAATTCTCCATCTACAGCAATAAGATAGGTATGGAAGAAAAATTTCTGATCGTTGGATGTGAACATTTCTAGAGGGATTATCTTTTTAAATCTGGGTGTGTCGCCCACTTCTTCCGCTATCTCCCGCTTTAACCCTTCAAACGCGGATTCTGTATACCTTGCTTGTCCGCCCACTAGTCCCCAAGTGCCCTGTGTCTTCTTGTCAGTTCTCTGTAGGAACAAAAAACGCTTGGTAGCAGTGCTATAGAAAAGTGCTCCAGAGCAAACAATGTTTTCTTTCATAATTTATTATAACACTTATGTTTGGAATTATCAAGGAGTAGTTGCGTCTGTGTCTGAATCATACGCTGTTGCACCACCGTCAAGCACGATGGTCCATTTACCAGCAGTATAGATACCTTCATAACTTTTTACCCAGGTGCCATTTGTAAACTTGTACTGGATACCTGTGTTAAGGTTGGTCACATAGGCCAATGTGGAGTCAGGGTTCGATGCGTCCCATACAACGTCCCACTCATCATTAGTAGAATCATACTCAATGATATCATTTTTACTTGCTGGAGCATGTTTCCACCTTGCAGAAAAGAAGTAGGATTCGTCAGCGGTTGTGTCTGTATCAGATGCTTGTTCAGTGGTTTCCGCCGCCGTCTTACCAACACGTTTTGATGGATCTCCTATGTCTTCCGTTATTAGATACCTAGTGCCGTTTATTGGTGTTGCACCTGGATCGAATGTTAATGGATTAATTATTTTGGTTACAGAAGGAGTTATAGTGTTTGATGGTATAGTGTCTGAATCTATTGTGTAAAGCAAGATAGTGTCGTCCAAAGATGATGTCGCTATTGTACCTATCACCTCATTACCGTTTTCTTGAGTTAACCTTATTTGACTAGTTCCGTTGCGTACCTTGCCATACTGGTCTAGTAAAACTTTCCAGTTCACCGGTGGACCAAAAGTTTGGAATGGATCTGCAAAAGTATCAGCATTCGCACCGGTGTGGAAGCCATCGCCTCCAGATTTGACCGAAGTACCTGTTGTGCCCAATAACCTTAACTGGTTACCTGTGACCAGTAACCCAAAATTGTTAGGGGTAACAAAACTTTGTGAAAGGAGAGGTCCACTTATTAATCCTTTGTTGATGCCACCGTCGTCATCATAAATGCTCATGATTATTTTCTGCACAACACCAAGTTTTTTGACTTTGACAGGAGGTGACAACCAAATTGGCATGCTGAAAGTCATTGTTGCTACGTCTATCTCTGTGTCAGCACCTACAGGTATTGTTCTCGAACTAAAAGTAATGCCCGTCAATTCCACGTAACTAAGACTGGTCCAATCGATGTAGTTGTCCGATTTCTGTATTTCGAAATCTGGATTGAACAGGTACAGAATTTGTTCCAAAATTTGTAATTTTTGATCGGTGTTTGAACTATAGATGTCAGCAGTGACCTCTAATCTGAATGGTGATGGCATCACTTTCTCGACAGTGTAGCCAGCACCCAATCTATTACTGTATGTTCCGTCTTCTAAAACATCTCTTTCTTTGAGGTGCTGTTTTTCCACGTGGTATGGATTTTGCATCCTTTCTCTGTCATAGTTGAGTTCTCTGATGTAACACGCTATTTTTGGTGCATAGTTCAGAGCGTTCTCGCTGTTATTTCTAATTAGATTAGCCACTTGCCTTGTAGGGTCTCCGTATACAACCGGAACCGGCCTCAGTGCAACACGATTGTCATTCCCTTTTCCTGTTTCAACACTGAAATTGTTCAACACCCTCATGAATTGTGTCAAAAATCTTCTTACCTGTCCTGAATAAAAGTGTAACATTAATTGTCAGCCTTTGGTTTAAGTGCTTCTTCAAGCGATTGCCTTTGATCCACTGTGAGGCCGTTTATGGTATCGCTCTCGGCGTTGTTTACAAATCCAGTTTTTTGCGTTGATCTAGTGTCGGTGTTTGATGTGGTTATTCGCACAGAATCTTCAATTTTTACCCATCTGTTGCCATCATACCTAAAAAGCCTATTTGGTAGATAATCTGTCCTCAAGAAATAATCTCCCTTGTCCACACCCGACGTCGGAAATGTTATACCAAAACCCGCAGGATTGCCGTTTGGTGCAACTCCGTCTCCGTCCAGGTAAAATCCGTAGTGTGAACTAGCGGGCGTGTCAATCACAGCATTCACAGTCTGGTCACTACTTGCTCTGTCCTCTTCGGTGTTTACATTGTCTGTTCGTATATTTCCTCTTTCATCTATAGGTGCCACATAGTACTGTTTGTAATTGAAACCTGCTTTTGGTGAATCCTCTTCTGCCTGTTTCAGAACTTGGTCCGATATTGTTTTCTCTCTGTTGTAAGTCGACATATAACTAGCCAAAGATCCCGTGGCTGTTGCATCACCTAGTATGTCTCTGTATTCTTGTGAATCCACTAATGATTTCAATTTTAATCTCAAAAGATGAGGCCACCATGTCTGCGAAAATCCTTCCGCGGCCCTGTTGACGTCTTCTATTACGTAATACCTTTTCAACGCAATAGGTATTGATTCGTCTAGGCTATAATCTTCCTTCATGTGAGGGAACTCTATGACATCTCCACTCATTGGTTTCCTGCCTAATCTCTCAACACTGTCATTGAGATGCACGGTCAAGAACAATGTGTCGTTTTGTAAGAACATTCCAAACTGGCTTAGGTTAAAGTCGACATCTTGAACATTGTATATGCCTCTTATCGTGTAAATGTCAGCATCATATTTCCTGTCTCTGTTTTCTAAAAACAACAAATCCTGTATTGTTCTTTCATTGAGACTATCACCAGAATACTGTGGCTGAGTTGGAGTCGCTGGGCCATCCTTGTTTGTTGACCCCTGATCGTACGGCCCCAGGTATTTGTGGAAGTGTAGGTCTGTTCCGCCCACCGTGAACATCTCACGGATGTTACGATCGAAGAACTTGTAGTCGTTGCCCTTTTCTGGCTTGAAAATGGATAATCTTGGCATATCACACATATTTATTGTGCAGGCAAAGGCAATAAATATGAGTATGTCAGAACTTCAAACAGGTCAACAAGAGATATTTGATTATGTAAAAAATAACCTCGGTGAGGGCATGATCGATGTTGAATTAGACCCAAAACACTACCAGACGGCCCTAGAAAGAGCCACAAACAGATACAGACAGAGATCTTCAAACGCAGTTGAAGAATCATATGCTTTCTTGGAACTCAAAAAGAACCAAAATTCCTACATTCTACCAGATGAAGTAATCAACGTGAGAAACTTGAATCGTAGGACCGTTGGTTCACGTACAGAGGGCGGTGAAGGTGGCACACTTTTCGAGCCATTCAACCTTGCCTACACAAACACCTATCTACTGAGAGCAGGAGCCACCGGAGGCCTTGCCACTTACTATGCCTTTGCAAGTTATCAAGAACTTGTTGGAAAATTGTTCGGTAGTTTCATACAGTTCCATTATGACAACGCCACTAAAAAATTGACTATCACACAAAGGCCAAGAGCAGACAACGAAACTGTGCTTATGCACACAGACAACTACAGGCCAGACATAACATTGTTCAAAGACATATACGCAAAGCCTTGGATCAGAGATTACACACTTGCTGTGTGCAAAACCATGCTAGGCGAGGCCAGAGGCAAGTTCAACACCATAGCAGGTCCACAAGGTGGTACCACCCTGAACGGTGCTGAACTTAAACAGCAGGGCATGACAGAAATGGAAAGACTTGACCAAGAGATAGGCAACTTCCAAGAGGGCGGAACACCTCACAGTTTTGTTATTGGTTAATACCAACATTCTTAAAATTAAATAATAGCGAAATGACAGATTCCAGATATAGAAGATACTCTGACCTCAGCATAGACGAACTGGAAGTCGTTGTTACAGACCTTGAAAATATGAGCCTACTCGCTCTCAAAAAAGGTAAAAAAGATTTTCGTAAAACAATATTGGCCACTGTACAGGAAGCCAAAAAAGAGATTGAAAGACGTCTAAAAAAATAGTATAATCTAAATATGCTTATAGGAATTGTAGGACTAATCGGTTCTGGTAAAGACACCGCCGCACAAAGGCTGGTGGACAAGCATGGCTACAGAAGGGACAGTTTTGCGAAAAGTCTCAAGGACGCTGTCGCGGCCATGTTCAATTGGAACAGAGAAATGTTGGAAGGAAGTACAAAAGAAAGCAGAGAATGGCGTGAAAAACCCGATGCTTTTTGGAGCCAACAGTTTGGCAAGGACGTGACTCCGCGCTGGGTTCTGCAACATTTTGGCACAGAAGTCATGAGAGGTCAGATGTATGACGCAATATGGGTGGACAGTTGCCTGGGCAGATATGACGGCAAACCCACTGTGATATCTGACACAAGATTTCCTAATGAGATTGATCAGATCAGGGCACGTGGCGGCAAGATAATACGTGTAAAGAAAGGTAACGATCCAGAATGGTTCACAAATTACGTGGAAGGCAATATAGTACCACAGGGTGTGCATTCATCTGAGTATGTTTGGGCAAGGTCTGATTTTGATTTCACCATTGAAAATAACGGATCATTAGAAGAACTATACAAAAAAGTAGATGACCTAATCGTCAGCAACAAGATCACCCATGCGCCATCCAAGCCTTCGGGTTCCACTCAACCTTTGGCAATTAGCACAAACTGTTTTTAAGTTAGAAGCGTTGGTATTACGCAGATTCCCATCAATAAACAACACATCCAACTGGGTTGATTCTGTGGCCCTGAAACCACACAACTCACATTTCCTGCCTTTTTTGTAACCAGACCTTTGCAGTGCTGTGATGCCACCAATCCTCTTGCCTGCCTTTTTACGATTGCACGAATCACATAGTCTCCTCCAATAAACTTTACCATAACGACGGTACGCATATGCTTTAGGTTTGGACTTGCACTGTTCACACAACGGTCTAAGGTTATCGCTCATATGCTATATTTACGTCGCCTATATAGGCACCTGTTAAATGGTAAATTTTGTCGTAAAAACCGTATGATTGAATAAATAACTCTAGTATATACGTAACACTTGCAAGGAGAATACGAAAAATGGCTTTAACATCACCAGGAGTAGAAGTTTCAGTAATAAACGAAAGTTTCTACGTACCATCAGATGCGGGTACTACACCACTATTCATAGTAGCATCATCAAAGGACAAGGCAAACGGTGCAGGAGACGGCACAGCGGCAGGAACACAATCTGCTAACGCCAACACCGCTTATCTAATATCCTCACAAAGAGAATTGACAGAGACTTTTGGAGATCCAAAATTCTACACAGACGCTTCAGGCAACCCATTACATGGATATGAATTAAATGAGTGGGGACTACAAGCGGCATACAGTTTCTTGGGCGTTGCCAACAGAGCATACGTGTTAAGAACAAATGTTGACACGTCGGAATTGATTGGAAGTGCAACGGCTCCAACAGCGAACCCAACAGATGGCACATACTGGTTTGACCTTGCATCAAGCAATTATGGCATCTTTGAGTGGTCTCAGACAGATCAGAAATTCACGGCAAAAACTCCAATCTTGATCACATCACGTACTGACCTGGTAGGTAACGCAACGACTGGTGCTCCAAAGACATCAGTGGGATCAATAGGAGACTACGCCATCAACACAACTCATGTAACAAACAAAATCTATTACAAAAACGCCAGCAACGAATGGAAACAACTTGGAACTCCGGGATGGCACAGCTCTCATCCTATCGTTTCGGTTGCGTCAGGCACTACAGTAACTAGTGGTAACACTTTCACAATCAACGGGACCACAGTGACACCTGGCGGTACCGCTCTAACAGACGTGAGAGATGCTATCAACACTGCAAACTCTCCGGGAGTTACAGCATCGATCAACAGCACAACAAGTGCTTTAGAAATCTTCCACAATGGTGTAAGGACTGGTGACTCTACAGCAGGCAACAACACTATCAGGTTCGAAGAGGGCAACGGTGTACTTGCTGAACTAGGAATCACAGCAGGCACATACAACGGTGCTAAATTTTTTCAAGCGGCTCACACGTCAAGACCAACTTGGAAAACAGCAGACGAG